ACCCTATTATGGTACTTGATTGTGTACTCCTTCAGCTTTAACCCATGATTTTTATGGATATGGCTCAGAAACTCTCTTTCAGTCTCGAATTCTAAATCATCGGCTAAGCACTTCATCATAAAAGATAATAGCTAAAATAGCATGGGCTGAAAAGAAACATATTGTTCTTCTGGCTCGCTCTCGACAATATCAAAATAATGTTTGGCTCCATAATAAGCCATCAAAAGACAAGTATAATTATCGCGCCGCGCCCTATCGGCGCCTCTTCTAGTGCGTAAATGACTAGGCATATCATATTGCAAATTGCCCGTATTAGTACTAGCTACTTCGATTAAGGCTAATTGCTTCTTAGTCTCGTGAATCCAATCATCTTGCTCATCAATGTAAGTGCCGATGGTATGTTCTTCGCCCTTCCGGTCTTTAAAGTTAAATGGCAATTCAAATTCCGAAGCACGGTCAAAAGCTTTTTCATTAACTGAAATTTTCGAGCCAAACCAAACTTTGCCCGCTGAAATGCCGCCTTGAAGATATTCATTCATGCGCCGATTGTTAGGAGAACTAAATCTTTGAGGATAAACAATTTTACCAATTTCTTGATTCAATTCTCTTTTAGCTTTCATAATTTCTGATACGTAAGCGTCAGATTCGAAATCAGAAGTTAAGTAATCTAATTTTTTATGGTGATGGTGGGCCAAAGAGGAGTTATTAAAACCGTCAATAAATTCTGTGCCGGAAGCATCAATAATTATAT